CGATTGATGCTACTGCCGAGAACATTCGTAAGTTAGATGTTGATGCTAAGTTTACGCTTCCAGAGTTTGTTGCTGAAACTGAGATTGATGCGACTTTTATTGGTGGCGATCCTGTGCAGTTATCTTTGGCTGTCTATAAGGCTAACGAAATTTTGTTGAAAGAAATTGTTTCAACTCTTGATTGTGCAGACGATCTAAACCAGCAGGGCATTTATAATTTCCTTGCTGACTTGCAGGATAGGTTTAGTCTTTGGCATTGGCAGTTGGGCACAATTATTGGTGATGATTTGCGTAATGCTTTTGCTACTGATATTGAAGAAGTTGATGAGATTCATGTTCCTACTCAGCCGACTGATGAGATGCCTGCCGACATGATGATGCCTGATATGGCTATGGGAGATATGCAGATGGATGCTATTCGTTTTATTGACCCGACTCAGGTTGCGGTTTTGGCTAGGCGTGGTGAGCGTGTAACTAAGGGTATTGAGCGTAGACAGATTGTGCGTGATTTGGAGATTCGTCAAGAAGGCGATGGTATGACTCTTCGCGGTTATGCAGCAGTTTTCAATAGTCCTAGTCAGCCTTTGCCTTTTACTGAAACTATTGCTCAGGGCGCTTTTCGCGATTCTTTGAACTCTCGTAATGATGTAAAACTTTTGTGGAATCACGACACCGGCACAGTCTTAGGTTCAACTAGGGCAGGCACTTTGACTTTATCTGAAGATGCTAAAGGTTTGCTAGTAGAAGCTCAGTTGCCTGATACTCAGGCTGGGCGTGATGCGGCAACTCTTATCAAGCGTGGAGATGTTAATGCGTTCTCATTCGGGTTTAGAGTGCCTACTAATGGTGATGAATGGCCTTCAGCGGATCAGCGTATTTTGAAGCGTGTAAATGTGCATGAAGTTAGCCTGGTTGCGTTTCCTGCCTATACTGCGACAGAAGGAACTGCTAGCGTTAGAGCTATGACTGAACTAGCCGATAAGATAACTAAACTCGCTGAGATTCGTGGAGTATCTGCTGAAGAACTAACTGATGCGCTTTTGGCTTTAGAATCTGGTGATGAATTGACTGAACGCCAGGGCGAACTGCTAACCGATACTTTAGGTAAAGTGTTGAAGCAAGACCCTGATGTTTCTAATCCTGCTGCTGTCTTAGATTTGAAGAAGAAGCAACTTGATTTGCTGATGAAGCGAGTATAATTAGTATTGCTCCTTCTGGTGTTGGAAGCTAAAAAAGAAAACTATTTCTTTCCCCCTACTTTGTCCTAGGGGGTTTTCTTTTATCTTGTATAAATGTTTGGTATAGACTTTATTTGTTAGGCGCGTTTATCCCCTAATACAAGATATGTGAGTTTATCTCTGATCTAAACAAAATCCCCTTTATACATTTATGTTCTTGAAAGGAACAAGCCATGAGCGAATTTATCGCAAAACAGGTTGATGCAAAGGCTAAAGCATGGCACGAAGCTAAGGAACTGATTGATTCAGTTGAAGCGCGTGGCGGTTCTTGGTCAGGCGAAGATGAAGCAAAGTATGCTTCTCTAACCGCAGACATCAACAAAAGAAATGAACTAATCGAACTAGAGCAGCGCGAAGCTAAGACCGCATCAGTTCTACAAAACGCAGCAGTAGATTTTGCTGGTGCTTCTGTTACTGACACAGAGAACGACATCCTTCGCAAAATGGCTTTGGGTGAGATTCGTGGTCACGAGTTCAAGATGGAAAACCGTGCTATCACTGGTTCTTCTACTGGTGCGCCTGTGCCTACTTCATTCGCAAACTTTATCGTTGCGACTGCTCGCCTAGTAAACCCGCTTCTTGATTATGCAACTGTAATCAACACTGCTTCTGGTGAAAACCTACAGGTACCTAATCAGTCAACATTCTCTACTGCGACAATCGTGGGACAAGGAGTTTCTGTGGGTACGAGTGAACCGTCATTTTCGGCCTTTACGACGTTACAAAGCTTTAAGTTCAGCGCATTAAGCCAACTGTCTAGAGAACTTATTTTGGATGCAGGTGTTGACATTGTTGGCTTCCTTGCTGAGCAGTTCGGTAACGCATTTGGTTACGCGATTGGTGACAAGCTAGTTAACGGAACAGGAACTGTTGAGCCTACCGGTTTCTTGCCTGTTGCTGGAACTGGTGTAACTGGTTCAACTGGTGTGTCTGGTGCTTTCACTGCCGACAACATTGTTGATCTTGTTTACAGCCTTGATGGTGCACTTCGTTCAAAGCCTACTTTCGCTCTGCTAGCAAACAGCACTTCTATTGCAGCGTTGCGTAAGCTAAAGGACTCTTATGGTCGTTACTTGTTTGACATTGGTTTAGGCCAAGACAAGCGTGACCTTATCCTTGGTGTTCAGGTTATTGAAACTCCTGCTATGCCATCTCCTGCTGTTGGTGCTAACTCTGTTGCTGTTGGAGATCTAAAGGCTCTCTACATTCGTAACGCAGGTGGCCTACAAGTAGACCGTTCTGATGACTATGCCTTCGGAAACGACTTGGCTACTTGGAGAGCAACTTGGAGACTTGATGGTGCTTTGATTCAGAAGGCAAACATCAAGAAGTTTAAGGGTGGCGCAAGCTAATCCTGCTTCATTAGAGAAACCCCCTGAACTCAAAAGGTTTGGGGGGTTTTTCTATTATGCTTTTAGGCATGACTTCTAAAGCGTGTATTTCTTGGTATAGCAATTCTTTAAATCAACCGACTGGTTATGGCACTCAATCTAAACAGGTTATTCAGCGGTTAGTTGCTGATGGGCATAAGGTTGCGATGCTTTCTAACTATGGTGGTGAAGGTGTGAACTCGACTATCGAAACAGGGTCAGGGCTTATACCGCATTACAGTCGTGGCATGAATCAATACTCTACTGATGTGATGCCTTTGCATCATGCTCATTGGAAGGCTGAGAACCCTAAACTGCCTGCGTTTTTGATTACGCTTTATGATGTTTGGGTTTTGGATAATCCTGCGTTAGATAGTATTCCGATTGCTTCTTGGACTCCCGTAGATCATCAGCCTGCGCCTGAGAATGTTTTGAAGTGGCTTAGGAAACCTAATGTTACTCCGATTGCTATGTCGCAGTTTGGTAAAGCCATGATTGAGAACGCAGGTATTCAAAGCGAATATATTCCGCATGCTATTGATACAACTGTGTTCAAGCCGACCCCTAATCTTCCTGAAGGTATTTCTGGGCGTGAGTTTTGTGGTGGTGAAGATAAGTTTATTGTTGGAATGAATTTTGCTAACAAGGCTGGTGGCTTTATTCATCGTAAAGCTGTTGCAGAGAACTTTCTTGCTTTCGGTATTTTTGCTCAAAAGCATGATGATGTAATGCTTTATCTTCACACTGAACCTTATGGGAAGCAGTCAGGGTTTGTGTTGCCTAACATTCTTGCTGCTTGTGGTGTGCCTGCCGAAATGGTTAAGTTCGTTGATCCGATTGCTTATCAGTATGGGATTAGCCAAGATACTTTGGCTGCTATTTATTCTGGTTGGGATGTTGGCTTGTTCACTAATTATGGTGAAGGTTTTGGTGTGCCACAGGTAGAGTGCCAGGGAGCGGGAATTCCTATCATCACTTCTAACTTTGCAGCTAGTGCAGAGCTTGCAGGGCCTGACAGTTTCCTAGTGAATGGGCAACCGCTTTGGGATGCAGGGCAACACACTTGGTTTAATGTGCCTAATGTGCAGGCTATTGTTGATGCGCTTGAGCAGGCTTATCAGCGTGGCAGAAATACTTATCCTGATACTTTGGCTTTTGCTAAGAATTATGATGCAGATAAGGTTTATCAAGAAGGTTGGAAGCCACTAATCAAGAAGTTATCTATCGCATGAAACTAATTGTGCCTGTTCTCAATAGGTTTGATTTGTTGCAACGCATGATTGAAAGCATTGATGTTGAAGCGACAGTTTATGTAATCAACAATTCAGGGGTTAGACAAGACTTTAGATACAGCAATCCTTTAGTTTCTATTTGGTGGGTTGATGTGCCTTCTAATCTTGGTGTTGCAAGTTCATGGAATCTTGGTATAAAGATGTTACCTTTTGAGTCGCGTTGGTTTATTAGTTCGGCTGACTGCTGGTTTAGACCAGGTGATTTGACTTTGCTTGAAACCGCTAAAACTGATGCTTTGACTTTGTGCGATAAGTTTCCTTATTATCAGACTTTTGCTGTTGGGGAAGATATTGTGAATACTGTTGGTTTGTTTGATGAAGGCTTGCATCCAATCTATTTTGAAGATAACGATTATGAACGCAGAATTGATTATGCCGGTATGCGTGTAGATCGGTTACCTTTACAGCTGGGACATGACAACAGTTCAACTATCAATAGTGATATAAAGTTGAGTATGCGTAATGAAGTTACTTTTAGAAATAATGAAAAGTATTTTAGACACAAAGTTAATGATGGCAGGTTTGATGAAGGTCGCTGGCAGTTGCAGATTAGGCGTGTAAATTCATGGGATTAGTTGTCATTACAGGTGTTGCAGGGTTTCTTGGTTCACATATTGCTGAAGCGTATTTGGCTAAGGGCTGGCAGGTTCGCGGCATAGATAACTTGTTAGGTGGAAGTGTTGAGAATGTGCCTGAAGGTGTTGAGTTTTATAATCTTGACTTAGATAATTTGGAAGATATTACGCCTGTGTTTGTGGGTGCAGATTTGGTTATTCATTCTGCTTGCACCGCTTATGAAGGTTTGAGTGTCTTTAGTCCTGCTCTTGTGGTCAGAAACACTGTTCAGATAAGCGTGAACGCCATGACAGCGACTATTCGGGCTGGAGTGCCAAAGTTTGTTTACATGTCTTCTATGGCACGATATGGAGACAATTTGGGGCGTGTCTTTGATGAGAGCCTTGACCCTAAACCGCAAGACCCTTATGGTATCGCAAAACTGAGTGCTGAACGCCTGCTCACTAACCTGGCTAAAGTGCATAATGTCGAATTAGTCGTTTTAGTGCCACATAACATTGTGGGTGCTAGACAGAAGTTTGATGATCCGTTTAGGAATGTTGCCAGTATTATGACTAACAGGATGTTGCAGGGTAAGCAACCTATCATTTATGGTGATGGCAGTCAGCAACGCTGTTTTAGTTTTATTGAAGATGTGATTGCACCTATTATGACTGCTTGTGAATCTGATAAAGCTGTCGGACAAGTCATAAACATCGGGCCAGATGAGTCCCCGATAACTATTTTGAATTTGGCTGAACGCCTTGCAGACATTATTGGTTTTGAGTTGCAACCTATTTTTATGCCTGGCAGACCGCAGGAAGTGCGTGTTGCTTTATGTAGCTCAGATAAGGCACGAAAACTTTTAGGGTATAAAACGACTGTAACGCTAGATCAGGGTTTGTCTGCTTTGGTTGATTGGGTTAGACCTAGAGTAAAAGAGTTTGAATATCATTTGCCGATTGAAATTGATTCAGACCTAACCCCTAAGACTTGGACTCAAAGGCTTATCTAAGTTTAGGGTAAACTAGAACAGACTTTAGGAGTTTATTTTGGCTATAACTAATGGCTATTGCACTTTAGCGGATGTAAAAGCAGCTCTAAGAATTTCCGATACTATTGATGATTCTTTGATTGAAAACAGCATTAACGCTGCTTCCAGAATGATTGACCAATACTGTAACCGATTCTTTTATTCAACTTCGGCAGGTGAGGTCAGATACTTTAAGGCTGTGGATGCTTTCAACTGTTGGATTGATGACTGCCAAACTATTACACAATTGCAGACTGCTCAAAGTAATCCGATTACATATAATCAAACTTGGGATAGCACAGATTTTCAGACTATCCCTGCTAACACTTATGCGAATGGTGCGTATCAGCCGATAACAGGTTTGATTGCCGTCTACAACTATTTCTTCCCTACCTGGCAGGAATCTAACCTTGTGAAGGTTACGGGAACTTGGGGTTGGCCGAGTGTCCCTGAGCCTATAAAGTTTGCGACAATCATTCAGGCTTCAAGATTGTTCAAGCGTTTAGAATCTCCGCTTGGTGTTGCCGGTGTTTCAGATATGGGAATTATGCGTGTCGGCTCAAACATTGATGGTGATGTTGCTCAACTAATCAATCCGTTTAGGCTTCTTAGAACTGGTGCGTAATGGCTATCAGTAATCTTAGAACTGCTTTAGCAACAAATCTGCAAACAATCTCAGGGCTTCGAGTTGTTGAAACGCTGCCTGATGTAGTAAATCCACCTATGGCTATGATCGGTTTAGATAAGGTCAGCTACAACAAACAAAACAATCGTTCTATGGCTGAATACACTTTTAAGGTTACTGTCGTTGTTGGCAGGGTGTCTGAAAGAACAGCTCAAAAGAACATGGATTTATATGTTGCGCCAGGGGTAGGCTCAATCAAATACGCTATCGAATCTGATAGAACTTTAGGTGGCTATGCCTTTGATGTGTTTGTGGCTGAAACTTCTGCCATAGGTTCTATATCTATAAATGCATTAGACTATTACAGTGCCGAGTTCTCGGTTCAAGTGTTCGCAAGTTAAGGATAATAAATGGCAATCTTTGTCGCAACAGACTTTAGCGTTAGCATCAACGGATCAACTGCTTTAAGTTCATATCTAACTCAGGTAGAACTAAAAGTTTCGGCTAACGACATCACTACCACTGCTTTCGGTTCAACTTTTGTTACTCGCGTTGCGGGTCTAAAAGAAGGTTCTTTGACTCTTCAGTTTAATCAGGATTATGCTGCTGCTGCACCTGATGTAACTTTATGGCCTTTGCTTGGAACTCAGGCAACAGTCGTAATTAAGCCAACTAGCACAGCTGTTTCAGCTACAAATCCGAGCTATACATTTAATGCCTTGGTTACAGACCTAACCCCCGTGAGTGGCCAGATTGGGGACTTAAGTACCTTCTCAATAACTCTTCCTACAAGCGGAACAATTACGCGCGGAACAGTCTAATTTAGGTTAGGGTTATTGTATGAATCAGATAACTCTTACAATCAATTTTATTGATGGCACTTCTCAGGAAGTCAAATGTTCTGCCGGCGATATCGTCAAATGGGAAGCTCATTTTGATTTAGGTGTGGACAAACTAGAAAAAGTTACTCACCTGCTCTATCTTGCTTGGCTTGCTGTAACAAGGCTAAAAAAGACTGGTGAAAACTTTGATGGTTGGATTGACCTTGTTGGGGATGTGCAGGTTGCAGACCCAAAAGCCTAAGCGCGCTCGGTGTTGATTCTCAGCATTGGTTGATAGCTAATCTTGCGGTTGCGACAGGTATTTCGCCATCAGTTTTGCTTCAGGAATCAGATCGGATGCTAAATACTATGTTGTTTGCTTTGCAACATCAAAGGGGCGGTAATGGCTAGCGATATCGTCTATAACGCTAAAGAAATAGTTAAGGCTATTGAAGCGCTTGAACCTGGTATGAAAAAAGTTTTGGTTAGAGAAGTAAAGTTTGCTGCTAAACCTACTATTTCTGCAATCAAATCCGCTATCCCTAAAGTAAACCCTTTT